CTCTTCTAATCCTATATCCCATAAGGGTTTGGTGAAACTAGCCCGAACTGGCCGGTATCAGCCGAGACTAGAAACAACCACGCACAGTGGGCACCAATCACGCGCGGCCGAGGTAGCTGATTTTGCGAAGAGGGTTTTAGGCACCCCGTTAATGAGTTGGCAACGGCATTGTTTAGAGGGTTTGACTAGTTACAACGACGAAGGTAAATGGTTGCACCGTATAGGCCTTGTTTCGGTGGCTAGACAAAACGGTAAAAGCCATATGACGTCTGCGTTAATCGGTTGGTGGCTAACTATGGAAACGGAAAGGCGAGGCCAACCGCAAACCGTTATTTCGGTTAGTCATAAGTTGGATTTAACGGCCGCACAATTTAATTACCTTGCCCCAATTCTTGAAGCCAAGTTTGGTGCCGAGGTTTCTTGGTCATATGGCCGGCAAAAGGTAACTATGCCTAACGGGTCGGTTTGGCATATTCGCGCCGCTACCCCGGCAGCCGGTCACGGTTACTCATGCGACCTAATCACGGCAGACGAAGTATGGCAAATATCGGAAGCCGCCATAGATGACGGTTTATTACCGTCTCAACGTGCGCGCCGTAACCCTTTGTGTTTGCTTGTGTCTACGGCGGGTACGCAGGAAAGTACGGCCCTCTTGCGTTGGCGTGACCAAGGTTTAAAAGCAATTGACACAGGCGAAAAAACAAACTTGTATTTTGCCGAATTTAGCCCGCCGCCAACACTTGACCCTATGACGATTGAGGCGTGGGAATATGCTAACCCTGCCCTAGCGGGTGGCCTAATTGAATTGGACGTAATCCAAGGCGAAGCACAAGGCCCTAACCGCAGCGCCTTTCTACGTGCGTCGGTAAACCTATGGCAGGCTGTTTCTAACGGGTGGTTGGCTCCCGGCTTGTTTGAGGGTTTAAGCACAAACGAACCGGCACCGCCGGGCGGGGTGCTAGCTATTGAAATGGCCTTAGACGAAAGCACGTATACAGCCGTGCGCGCCGTCCAAGTAGACAATAAAACCCATGTTGTTTTGGCGTTTGTCGCTGAAACTGTTAACGAACTTTGGGAAAAGGTAGAGCAGCAAGTAGCCGAAAACCCTAATTTAAAGTTGGCTATCGTGCCGGTGTTAGAAAACTCTTGCCCGTTGAAATATGAAACTAGGCGCGTAATCGTTGGTTATAAAGAGTTACTTAAATGGACTAGTGCGGTACGTGCAATGATTTTGGAAAACAAACTTACGCACAACAACCAACAGCTACTAAACAGCCATGTTGAACGGGCAGTACTGATACGCGAAAAAAACGGCATAACGGTTAGCAGTCTCCGAAGCCCCGGGCCTATTGAGGCTTGCCGGTGCATGATTTGGGCAGCCGCTTTAGCGTCACGTCCACAAGCCATTGGTAAACCCATGATTGTTACCAATTACCGCTAAAGTTGTTTTGGCATTAGTCGGCTTGCTTTCCGTCGGGGATTGCACGGCGCCGGCTAGTGCCACCCAAAACCCCGAGATTGTGACACAATAAAACTATGGCTATTTTTAATAAGAAACCCGAACCTACACAGATTGTTAAAGCTGCAGCAGGTAGTAATGCGGGTGCGTCACAAATTGGCAATTTCTTTGCGTACTCCGACGGTGTTTTGAGAAGCCGTTTTATGCAGGTGCCAACGCTAAGCCGTAGCCGCGACCTTATGGCAAGTGTTATTGGTTGTTTGCCGTTGGTTATGTATAAAGAAATGTGGAACGGCGACGAAATGGAAAGAGTACCGGAAGCGCCGCGTAGTTGGTTAAAGAGAATTGACAAAGGCGTTACCAATAACTTTATTTTGTCTTGGACATTTGACGATTTACTATTTTACGGGCGCGCGTTTTGGTATATAACCGAACGAACCGCAGACGGCTACCCGTCAGCGTTTACGCGTTTGCCTGCCGCAATTGTTACAACGCAAGACCAAGCCCAAGGTACGGGCGTATGGTTTGGCCCGTCTAAACAGATTTTGTTTCAAGGTTTACCTATTCGTTGGGAAGATTGCGTACAGTTTTTAAGCCCAATTCAAGGCCTTATTTACACCGGTGCAACGTCAGTAGATACCGCACTTAAGCTAGAGCAGGCCCGTAATCGCAACGCAAGCAGTTTGCAACCGGCTTTGACTTTGCGGCAGGTGGGCGGCGAGCCTATGTCACCACAAGAATTGCGCGACCTTGCAGCAGCATACGACGAGGCACGTTACGCAAACGCTACAAGCGCGGTAAACGAATTTGTAGAGGTAATCCCAAATACGGCAACGCCGGACAAAATGCTTTTGATTGACGCCGCAGAATATCAGGCTAAAGAAATTGCGCGTATTGCAAACGTACCGGCTTACCTTGTGTCCGTTAGTATCGGTAATTATTCATACGTCTCATCATCAGAGGCAAGCCGTGACCTTTATACCTTTGGTGTTAAGCCATACATAGATTGCATACAAGAAACACTTAGCGCGGATAACGTGCTGCCACGTGGCACCGGTGTTATGTTTGACATTGAAAGTTACCTAGCAAACGAATACAACACCGAGGTTTACGTAGAGGAAACGCCCGAGGAAATGAGGCAAGCAAATGCTTAGATTAGCCCCCCAAGAATTGACTTTAGACGCCGCGCAAGGTGACGCGCTGCCACGTCGTACCCTTGCCGGCGTCGCTATCCAATACGGGGTAGACGCTGTAGTAAGTGACGGGCAAACGGTTAGGTTTGAAAAAGGGTCTTTGCCGTTAGAGGGTAAAAAACCCAAAATGTATCTTTACCATGACAGCACCCAACCTATTGGCGTTGTTACGTCACGTACCGAAGTTGACGATTTTGTAATGTTTGAGGCCAAAATTAGCGAAACCACGCTAGGTAATGAAAGCCTGCAGCTAGCCATGGACGGCGTTTTAGATAGCCTTAGTATCGGTGCTATTCCGGTTGAGTTTAGTTTTGACGAGGCCGGCACCATGATTGTTACCAAAGCTGAGTGGCAGGAATTGTCGCTTCTCCCCTATGGCGCATTTGAGGCCGCCAAGGTAGAACGGGTCGCCGCAAGTATCCACCAAAACGAAAACGAAGTAGAGTTAAATAGTGAACAGGACACAGAAAAGGAAGTAACCGAAATGTCAAACCCAGTAGAAACCCCTGCAGTTGTTGAAGCCGCAACAGTACAAACCATTTACGCACAGCCACGTAAATTGCGTTTGCCTAGCACGTCAGAATATATTGCAAGTTATGTGCGCGGTGGTGCAGATTTTGCACAACTAAACGCAAACATTAACGCGGCACGTATTGAAGCCGCCCCGGGCGTTGCACCATACATCAACACCGAAAGCACACCGGGTATCTTGCCGGAAATTATTACCGGCAGCGTATATGACGGACTAAACCCTATTCGCCCTTTCGTAACGGCAATTGGTACACGCGCAATGCCAACAGCAGGCGCAACTTTCCGCCGTCCAAAAATTACAACGCGCCCGGTAGTAACACAGCAGGCCGCACAGTTTGACCCGCTTAACGCGTCAACCGTCGTGGTTAGCAACTCCGATATTTCAAAATTAAGTTTTGGAACATACGTCACCGTCTCCGAACAAGACCTTGACTGGAGTGACCCTTCATCAATTGACATTATTCTTAACCAATTGGCTATTGCTTACGGACAAGCAACCGACAACTACGCCGTAGACACTTGCCATGCAGCAATTACACAAACCGCAACCGTAACCGACACCGCAGTAGGTGCCGATTGGGTAGCAGCAATTTACGACGGTGCCCGTCAAATTTCGGAAACGTCTAACTACTTGCCAACCCATATGTTTGTAACGCCTGCAAGTTGGGCCGCCCTCGCAGCTTCAACCGACGACCAAAACCGCCCTGTATTCCCATACACCGGCGCACCAAACCTCATGGGTCAAAATGCTGCCGGCAATTCGTCAGCAACATCATGGAACGGCAACCCACTTGGGTTGGTGTTGGTCGTTGACAAAAACGCGCCCGGTTCTTTCATGGGACACGCTGCAGGCCCTGCCGCAGGGTTTGAATTTTACGAACAGCAAAAGGGCGCTATTTCGGTAGAGGTTCCTGCAACTATGGGTAGGACTATCGCCTTCAGAGGGTACGCTGCCGGTTTCATGGCAGACGCAACCAAGTTCGTTAAGTTCGTCTGATAACCGAAAGGTAGGCCTTTATGGCCGTCTATTCGGTCACACAAAAATACTTAACCGATAACTACGCGGTTGTAGTACTACTAACTAACGCAGACCCTTTAGAGGTTGGTCAATCCGTAACTATTGCGGGTGTTGACGCAACCTTTAACGGTACCTATACGGTGCGCGAGTTGCCACAGTATTACTACACCGGCGTAGATGAACAAGGTTTCTTGCATTACGACATTGAAACCCCAATACAAAACCAAGTGCTATTTGCTAAAACCGCAGCGAATGTAAACATTGTTGCAGCTACAGGAACGTTAACAACTACCCCGCAATGCACATGGGTAACAACCGACGCACAAATAGAGGATTGGCTAGGCATTGGCACGGCTACAGCAGCAGACCAAACCTTTATAACCCAATGCAGGTTGGCCGCTAACGAGTTTGCGTATCGTCGCAGAGCCGAGGCAGGATACCGGAACGAAAGCCTAAGCACCGTACCTAACCCGTCGGTATTACTTGGAACTATTGCTTATGCGGGTTTCTTGTATAGGCAGCGTGGGTCGGTAACAGACTTCGCCAGTTTTGACGGCTTGGCCGCCGGTGGCAGCATGGGCCTTAGCCCAATGATTAAACAACTATTAGGCGTAGATAGGCCGGCGGTTGCGTAGTGCCTGTCGCATACACAGACCTATTTAACGAGGCCTTAGACGACCTTACAGCCACGTTACAGAGCATTACAGGGCTACAGGTAGTAAACGACCCGCGTAACATTGTGCCGCCATGCGCTTTTATTGACGCGCCTAGTTTTGTGGCATGGAACTACAACATAGTTAAATTAACGTTCCCGGTACGCCTTATTACCCTTGGCCCGGGCAACTTGGACGCCCAACGTAGCCTTATGAACATGGCGGCAAAAGTGTTGGCTAAAAATGTAGCTGTAACAGACGGACGGCCAACCATTGCCATAATCGGCGGCAGCGAATTAGCGGCCTATGATTTAACTATTGAAATGCAAGCCCAAACAAGTTAGGTGCCTATGTACATTATTAAAAGCCCCCGTATTGGTGAAGTCGGTACAGAATTTGTACCCAAGCCCGGTGTACAGGTTGCCGGCCTTATTTGGGGCGGCTTTATAGAGGAAATTGCAGACGAAGCAACCAACGAAGTATCCACAACAGCACCTAAAAAAAGTGCTAAAAATAAGAAAGCAACGAAAGAGGATTAAACACCATGGCTACAAGTACTTACCTTTCCAACCCAGTCGTAACCGTTAACGCGGTAGACCTTTCCGACCAATGCACCGCCGCAGTATTTACGCAGCGTTACGACCAACTTGAAAACACCACGTTTGGCAAAACCGCACGTACCTACCAAGCAGGTTTGGGAAACCACGAAGTAACCCTTACCCTCTATCAGTCATACGCAGTTTCAGAAACTTTCGCTACTTTGGAAAACGTCGTAGGCGGTTTGGTAAACGTAGTAGTTAAACCTGCAGTTGGTGCAGATAGCGCAACAAACCCGGGCTTTACCCTCACCGGTGCATTACTTGCAGAATTCCCAGTAATTAACGCAACCATGGGCGAATTGTCAACCATTGACGTAACCTTTACCGGTGGCGTTTACACCGCAGACGTAACACCATAACTAGCGCCGAACTAAACGGCCCGACACGAAAGTAGGCACTAATGCAATTAACGCTACAAGTAACCAACCATGAGCAAACCTACGAGGTAAACACAAACCTATTTACCATTGTGTTATGGGAACGTCGCTTTAAACGCAAAGCAGCAGATATGGCAAACGGCATTGGTGTAGAGGATTTGCTATACCTAGCATGGGAAGCAAGCAAACAAAACAAAATTGTTGTACCTGCCGAATTTGACAAATACTGCCAACAGGTAACAAACATTGAAGTAACCGCGCAAGAGGCCCCAAACCCTACCCAAGCGGTACCTACCGACGGCAACTAGCCGAACT